ACGCAAACTCATGGCGGGCTGGCCAAACCGTAAGCGACCCTTTAAGCGACGCGCCAACTTATCCGTTGATTCGCCCGTCAACAATCCATTCCTAACCGTCATGCTGAACAGGTCAGCTTGAGATTCGGCTAAGCCTCGGAATGACTTTTCAAGCACCTTGCCGTTGGGCAACGTAATGACTGAGCCCTGCGCTGCCGTCAAACGAAACGCCTGCGGAGCCCCGGTTACAGCAGCTTGGAGGTCGTCACTTAACGTAACAACATTCAAAGCAGTTGGGTCAATAGTGGCCACCGCTTGAGCAAACTGCGGGCTGATCTGCACGCTTCTGATCTGATTTGCCAGCTCAACAGGCAATGCCTTGGCCAGCTCACTGGTCACAAATTCGCTTTGCAATACGGCTAGCCCTTGCAGCTCTTCAACCGCAAGCAATGTGCTGGCCTCTGCCCAGTTATCAAGTGACCCTTTCAGTTGCGCGAGAATGGCCCGAAGCCGTGCAGCTTTGACAGGCGCTGCAAGCTCATCAATCCCACGGAGCTGATCAACAGCATCCAAAATAAGATCGTTATATGTAATGGCAATTCTTTTTGCCACGCTGTTGCTAAAGCGGTTGAGATCGATTGCATTCCGATACAGCTCCGCTGGTGTTGTCATGGCTCTTCAATTCCTACAGCTTCAGGAGGTTCGGCGCAAATAATTGAAACGTCAGCGCCACCTTTTAAAGCTTCCCCTACAAGCTGACCAAACTCAGGGATTACGTCTTCATCGTCTTCTCTTAGCTGTGATTCAACAACCCCAATAGGCATTCCTTTTTCATGCCAAGTCACGCGGATAACAGCGAACAAATCACCTTTTAGCGGTGTCTGCGCGTAGTAAAGAACCTGCTGCCTTGACTCAGGCTCAGGCTCTGGTTGCTTGCGTGCTGGTCTGTTCCAAAACATTAGCTAGGGATTTCAGGTTGATCTTCAGGCTCGGCTGACTCTTCGGGCATTGAAGGATTGGCCGGTGACGTTGGCTGGTTCATTTCAATCAAGCCGCCAACTTGCGTGGCCTCTAGCTCTTCCTCAACGTCGAACTCATCGCCAAGAACCTCGCCAGCCTCTAACTGGTTTAGCAACGTGTTTTGAGTGATGGTTCCTGCCGTGTAGAGCTGCAACAGTGATTGGATCTCTGTCGGCTCTAAACGTGCGGCCAAGAAATCACGGTTGACGAAACTGCTGCCAGCTTGAGGCTCTTGCAGATAGGACGCATGAAACCGCAGGCAGTTGTCGATCATGTCCTGCATCTGTTGAGCGATCACCATCATTGTGGAATCGCCTTGACTGCGATCAATGCGCTTGGCCTCAGCTGTCTCGGCTGAAAGCTTTTGACCTAAAACAGCAGCAAGACCTAGTTCGTTGATCTGCATTGCAATCTGCTCAAGCCTTTGAAACTGCGCGTCGTAGCTCCTGCCGCTTGGCTCGATATATTCAGCACGGCCCTCGGCTGGGAATGCAATCGCTTCCCCTGGCCCGGCACTTACCTCTTCTGCTGATTGCGGGAAGCCGTAAAACGCAAGCAAAGGAACAGCACTCAGGTGCAGCTGATTGTCGAGATCAGATTGAACCTGATACGCCTTGAGGTTTAGCTCTGCGATGTCGGCCATTGGTGGCCGCGATTCCATCACGTTGACGCGGTTGGCATAAGCAACCGAGAACGGGATCTCATCAAGGCTGGTTGTGCCTTCATCAATGACGCGGAAATCACCTTTCTTGTCTTTCTGATGGATCTCAAATGCGCCTGGAGTTAAGACACGAACCTGCTCAACTTCTTTCTCTCCATAGTCCCCATCAGGGACAACGGTCCTTTCTATCAAGCGAAGCTGAGTCAGTTTTTGCTGGCCATTGCTTAACTCTGTGCGCCATCCAAGAATGTCGCGGGGCGTGTATGTCACCCAATAAGGACGACCGTTAGATCCGGCTTGAGGGGCATCAACTAAAACTCCGCAGTGGCCGTAACGAATGCACTTCCTAGCGGTGTCATAAGTCCAGACGTTTAGATCGTTTCCCTGAAGGTCAACGTCAAAGAGCTGCTCTGTAATCAGGTCGCTCACGTCTGTCAACCTGACGGGTTTACGGGTCAACATGCCCGCCAACATTCGTTCAAGCCTGACGTAATACGGAGCCAACGTTGAACGGATCAGCCTGTTGTCATATGACTCATCAAGCTCTCTTGGCTCTTGCGGCAAGTATTTTCGATGCTTCTTTCTGATGCCATAAGTGCCCTGCAAAAGAGCTTCAATCAGCTCCCAATGAGGCTCCTGATTTACCCAAGCTGTGTTCGGGTCATTGACGCGAGTAACGCTTCCAACCCGCTGCCTGCCGCCCGAAAAACCTGAATACACGTTAAAACCCCGCCTGATCCCTTCAGTTTAGTAAAGCCTAATGCCAGTGCCTCGACCAGCACGCGCATAGAGAGGATTAAATTCGCGCCACACTAAATAGCCAAGGCCATCATTCATGTGGTCATACCCAGCATCTTTGTCTGGATCGCCCTTCTCTGTGTAGGACTGAAGCTCTAAACATTCAATTGTGCGCTTGCAGTTGGCCGCGACTTGCAGTCTTACTTCTCCCTTGCCGTTCTCCAACAGAGCTTGAACAGAAGCCACCCGATCACGGATGGGAGGGTTTGATCTTGGCGATTGATTGGTAAAGCCATAGGACTCAAGGATTTGAATATCGGTTTGACTGGCGTTCGTGCTGCGGTTACCGCCTGATGCGTCAGGGTAGGCATAGACGCGATGGTCGGGAAAACGTCTTCGTATTTCTTGAGCCAGTGCGTCGGTGTCATGTGCACCTGAGACTTCATCAATGATTAGTAGCTGATTATTGAGACGAACAGCAATAACGGCTGACATATTCCCAATATTGAAATCAACGCCCACGCGTAAGGGTTCATCTTCAACGTTAGGGATGTTTGTGATTACATGCTTTGCACGGTCAAAGCGGTCGTAGACCTGACCAGTCGTGAGATTGCAGAACTGGCCTTCGAGATACGCCTGGAGCAAAGATGGATCGTAGTTAGCTTCGAGCCGCTCGATAAAGTCCTTAGGCAGATGTGGGTTGTCTGCCGAACGCATCCTAATGAGTTTGCGATCAGGGCGCTTCTGAGCTTCCTCTGTGCCGAACGTGTTCCACATCCAACGGAAGCCCTCAGGCGTTGATGCTGCTGCGAACTGGCGCACGTTGCCAGCACGAAGGCGACCAAGAATCTTAGGGAACGCCTTCTGTGCAATTGATGGCGTCACCGTGTCAATCTCATCAGCAAGAACCCAAGCAAGGTTCAAGCCAATGATGCGTGACCAATTCTCAAACGACCGGCACAGGATTTTGGTATTGCCGCCGGGCAAATGTAGAACATATTCAGGAAGCGGTGACGCTCTAAACGTGTACGGGATCAGGTAGCGTTCTAAAAAAGCCTCGAAATCATTCATCCAAATATCACGAATTAATGGTCCTGTCGGCTCCATCACGCAACCCATAAACCCTTGATTTAAGGCAGCAAGAACCACTGCTTTTGCTGCCAAAGATCGCGTCTTCCCCGCGCCATAACCTGCTGATAGGCCAATAATCTCAGTTGTATTGTCTTCTACAAAAGCAAGCTGACCAGGATGTAAATCAGATTTAATTTGCGTTACCAGGCTTTGTATATCAATTTCAGAGTTATCTTCCCCGATCCGGTGCAGAACAGAACCGGTTGAGATGTGATCAAGGATCGTCACTGAAGCACTTGCGCGATCTGCGCTGCGGTCTTAATGCAGCCCAGTGCAGCGCCAAGGTTATTCTGCTTCCTCGCTTCCTTTTGCAGGGTGGCCAATTGGGCCAGGATCTCTGCTGTAAAAGTCAGCCGGTCTGTTTCCCAGTCAGCGCGGATAAGATCCCTTGCCTTGGCGATATAGGTGTCTGTAGTGCGTTCCGCAGCCTCCCATTCCTTTGCTGCGTACTGCATGATTTCGGATCGCACAGCACCGTTGGAGAGGAGACGGGCGACACGGTTGACCCTCATGTCCATTTCAATCTTTGTTGATTTCTTACTCATGAGCTTTTTGCTTTTAACTCCTCCTGATCAAAGTGTGCCGCAGATGGTTCGCAGATGGCGGTGTTGCCGGTGAAGTCTTCCCAGCGTTTGACGATGACATCGCAATAGGCGGGGTCAAGTTCCATTAAGCGGGCGTGGCGATGGATTCGCTCGCAAGCGATAGCGGTGGTGCCAGAGCCTCCAAAAGAGTCAAGGACTAAGGCGTTGGGTTTGGTGGAATTGTTGATTTGATATTGAAACAGTTCAACGGGCTTCATCGTGGGGTGCTGGCCGTTACGTGATGGCTTATCAAACTCAAGAACAGTGGTCTGCTTGCGGTCTGTGTTCCAGGTGTGTGCGGCACCGTTGGTCCAACCGTAAAGACAGGGCTCATGCTTCCAGTGATAATCCTGACGGCCCATTACGAGGGAAGATTTGACCCAGATAAGACATTGCCGAACGGTCCAATCAATATCGTGAGCAGCACCACGGAAGTTGTACCCCTCAGAGTCAGCGTGCCAGATATAAAAAGAAGCACCTGGAAGCATGACAAGGTTGGCTGCTGAGTAAGCATCACGAAGAAACTGACGAAAGTCAGTGTCGGACATTGAGTCGTTTTGAATTTTTAGCCCAGTGCCGCCTTCGTAATCGACGTTATAAGGAGGGTCAGTGATCCAAAGGTCAGCACGCTCACCATTCATTAAACGCTCAAGATGCTGCGGATTAGTGCTGTCACCGCAGAGCAAGCGATGGTTGCCAAGGATCCACAGGTCGCCTGGTTTGGTAGTGGGATCTTCTGGTGCTTCCGGTACGTCGTCAGGATCGGTGTTGCCTTCTTCAGGGTCTAGCTCGGTAACCGCTAAGAGTTCATCGAGGTCGTCTTGGTCAAACCAAGGGCTGATGTCATGTTCTTCTGAGAGCTGATGCAGCATCTCCTGATCCCACTCGCTGAGATCAGCCGTGCGGTTGTCGGCAAGGGCTAGGCCAACCTTTTGATCTTCTGTTAGGCCGGTGCGTTTAACGGCAATGATCTCGTCACCGTCAGTTTCAATAATGCGTAAGTTCTTGATACCTGCGGCTTTTGCTCCTTCAATGGTTCCGTTGCCCGCAAGGATGCGATTCTCTTCATCAATAACGATGGAACGTGCAGCTCCGTAACGTTGCAAGGATTCTTTGATGAGTTCTGAAGATCGATCAGTTCTACGTCGTGCGTTTTTGTGATCGGACTTGAGTTCGCTTATAAAACTCACAGAGTGATTTATATCTTATAAGCAGAGTAGCTGATTCAAAGAAGGGTTTCGCCTTGAGCTAGGAGCCAGGCGCGTTGAAGCTGATGGATTTTAGGGATGACGAACAGGTGTGATGGGCAAAAGCCTTCAATCGTCCCAATGCGGATTCTGAGCGATCCATCGGGTTCTGTCGAGATTTTGGCATTGGGAATAGAGCTTGGCGATCCTTTGTTCATGGAGTTTGAAGGCTCTGAGGTCGTTGGCATTTTGTAGGAGGCGGAGCTTGGTGTCGAGAGATTCAGGCATTGTTTTCTAGCCAAGCATCGGGAGAAAGTGGGTAAAGGTAATCTTCCCCGTTGCCAATTGGTGTCGGGTCAAAATCATCTAAATACTCTTGATAGGCTTTGCGTTCTTCATGTGTCATTGCTGAGCCTTGAGTCAGGGTAAAGAGGTGAGTGTGATGCCGGGAGATGGATCGCGCCACTAACGCGCCCTGCTTTTCCCATCAAGGGTTTT